TTCCTTCCCATACTCCGGAAAAGAACTCCCCTATGGTGCTCCATGCAGCTACAATGGCATCTTTGGCTGAAAGAAAGAAACCTTTAATTGCTTCCCAAATTGCGCCAACGGCATCCCGGAAGCCCTCATTTGTCGTCCACAGGGTAACAATCGCGGTAACAAGAGAAACCACCAATGTAATGATCGCGCCAATTGGGTTGGCTTTCATTGCCACATTTAGCCCTTGTTGTGCTGTTGTCGCTGCAACCGTCGCCGGGACAAACAAGCTGGTGAGAGAGGAAACAATCCCAGAGATCAAGGAGGTCACTTTCCAAGTAGCAAATGCCGCGCCAATTCCCGCAACCGTAGAAATGATTGTGGGGCCGTTATTCACAAAAAATCCCACAAACTGAGAGAACCCATTGACCAGAGAAGAAACATCAATCCCAGAAATAAAATTTGCAATCTGGGGGGCAACCGCCGCCAAGGCCGGTGCAAATTCTGTTAAAAGCGCCGTTTTAACCTGAGAGACCGCGCCTCCAATCTGTGCCATTGCATCTTGCACTTGCTGCTGTGCAGACCTGGATTGTACCAACGCGTCATTGTTTCTATAAAATGCGTCACTGGCTTCATCATAGGTGCCCGCAAGGGTATCCATAATGAGTTGATTCCGCTCGCTCTCTGTGGTGCAAGCCGCCAATTTTTTATTGAAATCATCTTCGCTGATTCCTGCCCAATTAAGGGCATCAGCCAGAGATCCTGTTACTTGGCCGACTTTTGCTGTCTCATTCGCGGATTCAATCAGACCTTCAATGGGAAGAGAGTCGCCGAAGGTACCAAAAACTCCAGCTGCAATATCAGTCCAGATAGCAATATCCTGCTCACTTTGAGCCAGCTTTGCCAGAAGCTGAGAAGCTTCCGTCGCTGTGTCAGTGTCGCCGAGAATACCATAAAACGCACTGTAAGCCTGCTTCGCTGCCCCAGCGCTCATCTCCGCAGCGTCAAAGGCAGTATTTAACTTGCCTTGCGCAATCCGATATTCTTCCGTCGTTTGATCTAAATTCCAAATTGCAGAAACTAAACCACTAAAGGCAGCAACCGCTTTTTGAATACCGTTTGAAATAAGGTCCGCAAGGACACCTTTTGCGACAGTAAAACCGTCAGACATTTTGGAGGCTGAATCTCCGGCCCCGCGAGCCTCGTTCGATAAATCATCTAATTCTGATTTTAGTGCCGCAGCCTTTTCTTCCGCCGCACTTAGTTCTTGGGCAAGGTTTTCTGTTTCTTCCGACGCGTACCCATTTTCTTTCGCAGATTTATTAAATGCATCTGTTAATTTCTCTACATCTGCTTTCGCGGCTGAATATTGACTTGCCAACAGCTTTATTTTGTTTTTTGTCGTCTCGGAACTTTTTGCGACCTCTTGAAACTTTTCGCTCAATCCCCGACTTTCTTTTGTTGCATCGCTGACTGCTTTTTTATACTCTTTTGTGTCCAGTGATATCTTTGCGTAAAGATCAAATAGGTTAATCGGTGCCACCTCCCATCTGAAATGGCACCGCTTAGCCCTTCTCCACAACCACTTATGTAGAGGAAATAAGTCTCAATCCGGTTTTTTCAATCACTTGCGCAACAATTTCTTCTCCTGTTTGCTCTTTTTGGGGATTGTCCTCGATAAATGAAATCCATCGTTTTTTGATATAGCTTCCCCCCGCATACTTGGCTGTATTTTCCCCAATTACACGCAAAGAATCTGTGATATAAATATCGTATAGTTCTTTTTTGATCGTATTTTTTATTAGTGTTGGAAGGACAGAAATATAAGAACTCCCGCTCATTTTGGGTACTGACAGCAGAGATAGAATTATTTTGTCTCTTCCTCCTGCTGCCACGATTTGAAAAAAGTCAGGAGCTCCCGATCTTGAAACAACTCTCTAATCTGTTTGATCGTTGTTCCTACGTTCTGTTTCCCAATTTCCTCTGCCGAAGTTTCATTCAGTACAGCCAGAACTCCGAAAATATCCGCTCGATGCGCTTTCAGTAAAACCGGCGCCAATGCCGCACACTTTTGCGCCGCAAATGTGTACATTTCTGCGACACTCTTTCCTTTTGTATCAAATTTCTTACCCAATTCGTCCAGCAGTGCCTTGTCCCCTGTAATGTTTGCAACGTAAGGAGTCAGTTCGCACAGGACGTCCAATGCCCGATCTGTGGAAAGTTCAGAAATTTTCATCAAGACTCACCCGCTTCCGCTGTCCCAGCCTTAATATAAACCTCAAAAGGCACTCTGCTTTGTTCCGCAAGGGAGTAATGCCCTGTAAATTCAAACTCAAATTGTCCCTTTTCTTTGTTTCCGCTTTGCAGCTGGAATCCCCCTGTGGACAGGCCGTTCAACATATGAATTGCGACAAACCCACCATTTGTTGCCCCCGTCTTGTCTGAGTAATCTCCCACCCACCAAATGTCTTTGAAATCAGTCGTTAAAAGATCATTGCGTGGTTTAACAAGGGTTTTGTCCGATGTGTCAATATCCGCAATCCCAACCAACGTTTTTGCAAGGTTTACATCAACGGTCACGAACGTACCGGACATGGTAACCTCCCAGCTATCAAGACGCTTTAATTCAAGAACATTGACCGGGGCATTATCAATATCCTCTCCAAAGTCAGAGAATTCTGGCGTTGCAACAAAATTTACCCCGCCAGACGTTGCTCCAAGAATATCCTCTTCTTCCACAGTTCCAGTCCCTGGGGTAAAATCAGACAGCAAAATTCCAGCATTCAGCTGTAACTTCTGAAATGTAGTTTCCGGAATACGTGTAAATTTCATATATAGTTCACTCCCTTAATTTAGTGTGAAATATTCCGCAGTTATATTTATGTATCTTCTCTTAATAGCTGGATCTTCCTGGTATGTAAGACTCTGACACCAAGGTGACCCACGCTTGATCCAGATAAACCCACCATCACAGGGGATTTGTACACCTCCATAGCCGATGCGCTGAGAAAGTTCCCTTGCTTTGGCGTTGGGAATGGCCTCGTCCGTGGTGTGATACCAGAGGTTTACCGTCAGCCCTACCTCCCCGCCATCCCATGCGCTGGTGGTCAGGTCATAGGTCAACCAGGGAAATACGGCGTCCTCAGGCACAGCGGAAGAGGGATAGCCCGGTATGTTGAACGAGTTAAAAAAACTATGAAGCGCCGCCTCTTTAGTCATAAAGCTCCGGCCTCCTGCCATGCTTTAATCAACTTTGGGCCTTGTTTTGCAATCCAATCAACCATTTCCTCGTTCTGTGCCCATTCGCTGTTTTCAGCCAACCCACTTTCAAAAAGAAAAGCATGGATAATTTCGTGGCGGAGATTCTTTTGCTCTTGCAGTTCCAAATTGCCTTTGCTGCCCATCTCCCCGCGTTTATAGTTTTCGACAACAATTTCTTTTGTGGTTTCGTCGCAAAATCCGTCGCAACCTTTTAAGCGTGTCTCTTCTCCCTCTGGAATAAAGTGAACAGTGTAGTCCGTACCTAAAACGCTGATTTTGTCTAACGCTTCTCCGATTTTTGTAAAGGTCATTCAGGCAGTTCCTTTCGTTCCGCTGTGCAGTATTTCAGGGCAAAACTGGCGCTTTTCGGCGCCTCCGTTTCCTCTGGATTAGAGGTCACTCGGTAGGTCTTGCCCGTGGTCTTATCCTTGAAGTAGTCGTTGTATTCCAGCGGAAAGTCCCGGTCAACCAGGACGGAATAGATGCTTGTCACGCCCTCTTTTTCCGCTCTGCGAGCCTCCATGGAGGTATCCAGGTAGGGGTGGTTGACGAACTCCGCCCCTTCCTCCCAGGTGGTAGTCCAGCCGCCTTCATTGCTCGGTACACGCTTTTTCTCCATTAGTACACAAGATCGGGCGAACTCATCCAGTATGCTCATATAATACCTCCTATTCTTCGCCAAGTATTCAGGCGGCCCTTGAAAACATCCTGCCATCCCACAGCCACGCCACTTGCATTGGTAGCTTTGCTATACGAATAACCACCAAAACTCTCACTGGTATATGGGCCAGGGACGCCATTTTTCTCGTCCCAGGCTGCTATCTCGTCCGCAAGAGTAATGACTGCCTTCGGCACTGCCAGCGCCCACACAGCGCCATCAAATGTTTCCTCGGTCATGTCCTTTGCCGGGTATTGGTGGAGGCCATCATTAAAGACAGACCCCACCACCCGGAAATACTGCCCTGTTTGCAGGAAGGGCAGCGTAATGCCGCCGTCCTGCACGGTGAACTCTCCGGAGTGAATGCCATCAGGCACCAAAAACCAGTTGTTCAGGTGTTGCAAAACTTGCTCCAGCATCACGCCGCCCTCCTTTTATTGCTTTGCCCGGGCTTTCGTTTTGGCTTGCGGTTCAAACGTTGCCCCTGTAAAGGTAAATTTCACCACGTTGGAATCATCAACAAGCACCTCGAAGGTGTCATCCTTGGCCACCCGAAAGACAATATCTGCGTCAAACGGGATGTTTTCCTTTGTGGGAGAACCGTTTTTCTTGAAGGTCATTTTGGTTCCTGTCTTGGTCAGATGGAACGGGAAATAATACCCGCTCTGCTCGTCCGGCTCGCTGCTAAACTCCGTATAATCAGAAACATAATGAAATGTTCCAATCACAGATCCGTCAGCCTTTACCGCCAGATCATCACCGACTAAATCAGAAACCTGTTTCCCCAATAGGGTCTGACTGCTGGGGAATAGCGTTAAGATGTCAGACCCAATTAACCCCCCGGCGATACAGTAATTTTGGCAATGCCATCCAAATACTCAGCCCACAGTTTCATGCCCATAATGGCGTAACTTTCGCCCACAGCTGTGCTGTAATTGCCCTGGGCATGGAAGCCGATCAGGTTGGTCTCGCCCTGCACGGTGTAATTCAGCCCGAGCCGCGCAAACTCGCTGTCGCCAGGATCTGCATAATACAGGTCAATGTTTTCAACGGGAGTAGCGATTACAGTGTTCCGCGCAATGGCGGTATTACCAGAAACGGTAGCGGGAAGCAGGAACAGGGTGGAATATCCCATGAAGTCCTTGACGTAGTTGATGCCAAACTGGGTCTGCACAGTGATGTCCGCCGCGCCCAGGTAATCGTAAGCATCCAGGACATTCGCAAACCCGACGACAGAGGTCACGTCCTTTGCCATGCCTGCGAATTTATTCAGCACCTCGCCTTGGGCCTTTGCAAGTGCGGCCTGCCAAGTGGTGGCGGTTCCCGTCAAAGAACCAGTGTTCAGGAAGGTGTAGAAATCACCCAGCACCACGTTTTGCAATTTGGTCAGGAAAGCGTCGTCGCTCTTTTCCACGGCAATTTCCGCACCATACTTGTCCACGTCCTCGATGGGGACTGCCTTGGCATACTTCTTGATGGTCAAGTCAGCCTTTGTCGCCTGAATAATGGTGGCCTTGCTGTACGGGATCACATTACCGGGGTCAACGTCACCATCCTCCAGCGTAACGTCAGCCGTGTAAGAGATTAGCTGCGTGCCAGGGGTCTTTCGGATGGGCCGCATGATGCCCAGAATGGTGCGAAGCGCATCCCAGTTATCGTTAAACCGGGTAACAAAGTCCACCTCGCGGGCGGTAACGCTGGTATAGGTATTGGGGAGAGAATCCCTCGGATTAGTCAAGCTTTCAACTTTCGTAGCAGCCATTTAATTCAGTCCTTTCATGTAATTTGGTTTTCCATGAGCGCCTTTTGACGCTCTGCGGCAGACATGATATACCGGCCATGATCATCCTTTTTGTAAATGTCCGCCTTGGTCATTGCACTCCCGCCGCTATTTACAGGAGGTGCAGCAGTCTGTGCTCCCTGGGTTGTTGTGGTTTGGATGAAATCCGACCATTCACTTTTGATGCTTTTTGTGAGCTTGTCCGCATCCTTGACAGCACCCTTGTCATCCAGATCCACGCGGTCCACATCAGACACACGAAGCACGGCATCAAGGCGTTTGTCGCTCACCCCAGCTTGTTTCAGAAGTTCCCGGTATGCCTTTTCCTTGGCGGCGCGGGTCTCCTTCTTGGCCTGTTCACTCTTGTAGCCCTCAAATTCCTCTTTGATGGCCTCGTATTTAACCTTCCAACTGTCCTTCTTTCCAGCCTCAAGGTCATTCTGCGCTTTTTCGAGCTGCCGCTGTACCTCGGGCAGTGTTTCCGCATCGGCCTTATACTTTGCCACATCGGCTTTCAGACCGTCCACGGTTTCAGTATGCATGGTGATAATCTCGTCGATCTTCTCGTCCTCAATACCCATAGCCTTGAGGGCGCGTCTGGTGAGTGCCATAATCAGTCTCCTTTTCTTCGGCCCCAGTGCTTCGGGGCGACTGTGATATAAAAACCGCTGTCCTCTGCGGTGTTTACCAAAAAGAAAAAGGAGCCAATTTACAAGAAATTCTTGCAAATCAGCTCCACTTAGCCCTTCTGCCTAAACGCTTATAGACAGGAACAATATTCAATTGCTATGTATTTATTTTATCATTTTTCTTTTGTAAAATCAATCAAATCTTCTTTTATTGTTCCAATTACTTCTCGCCTAACCCGAACAATTCTTATTCCATCCTTGACAGGTCTAAATTCAACGCATTCTTTGTTGTACAAAGCGGAATTTATTTTTTTTATTGTTTTTTCATCCATTCTTCATCTCATCCTCAATAATATTTCGGTAGGTTTGGGCGTGGTCAGCCACCGCCGGTTTCAAAAACGGCTGCGCCGGGTTACCTGCTGTCCAGTGCCAGTTGCCCTCGGCGTCCTGATAGACCCACGGCGTGGGGCGGCCACCCTCGGCGTATTTGC